CAGAAATTGAGTTAGAAAAACAAAAGGAACAAAATAGAATAGATGCTTTACAATCTACATCAACCGCATTAAGAGGGTTTGCAGAATTAGCAGGTCAACAAACTGCACTTGGAAAAGGCTTAGCAGTCGCAACCACTACTATTGATACTTATGTGGCAGCACAAGCAGCATATAAATCAGCAGCAGATATTCCTTATGTAGGTGCAATATTAGCACCGATAGCAGCAGCAGGGGCAATAGCAGCAGGTTTAGCAAGGGTAAGAGCAATTATGGCGGTAAAAGTACCTGGAAATTCAGGCGGAGGAAATGCAATGCCTTCTATGGGCGGAAGTAACACTCCACCAATTACCCGACCAAGTTCAAGCATAGTAAGGTTAGGGAATAGCGAACCAATTAAAACCGTTCAGGATGGTAAACAAAAGGTTTACGTTCTCGAATCCGATATCACAGATACACAAGCTAAAGTAAACTCGATTAGGCAAAAGGCAACAATACAATAAATTGATATTTTAAAGTATGGAGAAATTACCATTATTCAGGTTCGTAGTTGGTGAAGATGACGAGGCGGAAGTTACCGCAGTCGCTTTAGTTGATTACCCTGCAATAGAAATGAATTGGCAAGCATTTAATTCACACTTCGCAGAGAGTTACACGGATTATCCAAAGGCAGCAAGTGAGAACGCTCAAACCGCTTTAAACTATGCAGAAGAAAACGGATGGGGCGATTGTGGAACTGATGTAGGTAAGCAACGAGCAAATCAATTGGCTAAACGTGAACCTATCAGTCGTGATACCATTGCAAGGATGGCAGCATTTGAAAGACACAGACAAAATTCTGATAAAGAGTTAGGGGATGGATGCGGTCGTTTAATGTGGTTAGCTTGGGGCGGTGATGCGGGTATTGAATGGGCACAACGTAAACTTGAACAAATTGATAAGAAAGTAAGTTTAAGATTTAAAGCCGACAACGAAAAAAGGATTATATCTGGACCGTTAATGGTTGCTGATTTACCTATTTATCGTAGAGATGAAGAAGGTGAATATTATGGAGTGTTTACCGCAGAGGATATTTACAACCTTAGAAATAAGTTTAGTAAAAACAACTTCGGACAAGAAGTAAACAAGATGCACGAACCTACTCAATTTATTGAAGGGGTTTATATGATAGAATCGTTTATTATAGATTCTAAACGTGGTATCAATTCACCAAATGGGTATACTCTTTCTGATGGGTCTTGGTTCGGTTCGTACAAAGTCGATAATGATGAAGTATGGAACGAGTTTATTAAGACGGGAGAGTTCAAAGGGTTTAGTGTTGAAGGAACTTTTAGACGTGAGAAAGTACAACCAAAAGAGAAAGATTTAATTGATAAGATAAACGACATCTTAAGTCAAATTGAAGAATAAAGCAACAAAAAAAAACATATCTATTTATAATTAAAGTTTTAGAAAATGAAAAAACAAGAAGCAATAGACGCAATTCGCAACCTACTTAAGTTTAGCGAAACGCAAAAAATGGCAGAAGCTAAATTAGCTGATGGCACTATCGTTCAATGGGAAGGTGATTTAGGCGAAGGCGTGGCAATTAATGTTATTGGTGAAGATGGTAACACAATGCCTGCACCTGATGCAGTTCACGTTTTAGAAGATGGAACAGAGATTACAACCGTAGGCGGTTTAGTTACTGACATCAAACCTAAAGAAGAAAAAGTTGAGGTTGAAGTTGAAATGGCTAATGAGTTTGAGCAAATGTTCGCTACTCACTTAGAAAGTTTCAATCAATTTGTTGCCCGTTTAGAAGCATTAGAAGCTAAGTTAAGCGACAATGAAAGCAAGTTTGCCGAGATTAAAGAAACTATTTCAAGTACAGAAACCAACGTAAACGAAAAGTTTAGCAAGGTTTTAGAAATCGTTGAGAAGATTGCAGACGAACCCGCAGTTAAACCTGAACCCGTTAAACACGTTCTATTCAAAAAGAAATCGGACAAGTCTAAGTCCGTTGTTGAAATGTTCAATGAGTTAGACAAACAAACAAGAAAAGGTTAAACCAATTAAATAAAAAATATTATGTCATTTATTGTAACATCACTAACAAATTACACTAAGACAAACGAGAATATGTTACTCGTTAAGTCTTTCTTTGAGCCTAAAACTGCTACTTATATGCAGAAGTTAACGGGCGTAAAATCATCTATCCAACTTCCTAACTTGTCAGACACTTTGATTTGGCAGACTGGTGGAACTTGTGGACTTGTAAACGCATCAGGAGATACCTCTATCACCGCTCGTACTCTTACCGTTGGTAAGATTAAAGCCGAGAAGTCATGGTGTATCGCAGACCTTGAAGCAAAGTACACTCAGTTATTACTTTCTCCAGGTTCTCAGTATGAGTCTTTACCAGGTGGAATCGACCAAGCATTTATGGAAGCCGTAATGGGTGCGCAAGGTGAGAACGTAGAAAAAGCAATTTGGCAAGGTGATACTACCGCATGGCAAGATTACTTGAATAAGTTCGATGGACTTATCAAGATTATCGGTGCAGCATCGGGAACTATCGCAGCTAACGCAGCAGCCTACATGACTCCCGTAACTTCGGTAACTGCATCAAACATCTTAGCAGTATTGCAAGGTATTTACAACGCTATTCCAGTTGAGTTAATCGACAAACAAGATTTGAGAATCTTCATCGGTACTGATTGGGCAAGATTGTATCAAATGGCTTTGATTAACGCTAACTTGTACAACTTCATTCCAAGTGCTGATTCATTAGGCGAGTTCTTCTTATACGGAACTAACGTAAAGATTGTTCCCGTTGCAGGTTTGAACTCTACTAACAAGGCTTATGCTTTGAGAACTTCAAATATGTTCTTAGGAGTAGATTTGGAGAACGAAGAAGAAGAATTGAACGTATGGTATTCTCAAGATTACGACACCGTATATATGAGAATGAAGTTCAAATTAGGTACTCAAATCGGTATCACAACCGAAGTAGTTAAATTCACATTGTAATTAATCGGGGAGGGTAACACCTCCCCATAATCATTTTTAAATATGGCTTGTGCAATTGTAAGCGGATATTCATTAGACTGCAAGGACACGGTAGGAGGTATTAAAAAAATCTACATTACCGAACTTGCAAATGTTACCACCGTTGCGGAGAACGCTTCGGGTTTTGTAACATCAATTACTAAGGCAGCAGCTACCAAGTTTTACACCTACGCATTAGAGGCAAGAGGTCAAAACAACTTCTCACAAAACATTCAAGCAGATGCTACCGTTGGTACGGTTGCGTTTGAACAAACTATTACTGCTAACTTTGTTAAGTTACAATATGAAACTCAAATCAAATTGGAAAACTTAATCAAGAATCGTTTAGCGGTTATCGTTGAAACAATGGATGGAAGTTATTGGCTTTTTGGTAAACTCAATGGTATGGAAGTAACGGGAGGTTCTGCCAACTCTGGACAATCAATGAACGAATTTCAAGGTTACCAATTGACATTCTCAGGAATGGAAAAGAATCTTGCAAACGAAGTTGATTCAACCATTATTTCAGGTTTACTTTCTTAGGGGTTTTTGTCATAGTTTTAGTATTGCATCAAGAGCCACTTCTTAATTGAGGTGGCTTTTGTTTTTTAAACAAATTAGTTTAATACCTCTATTTATTAGTAATGATACAATTTACGAAAGGTTTAGAGAATAATGTAGTCGTTACGTTGACAGAAAACGCAACTGCTACGGGGTTTATCTACCTATTTTTATTTAAAAATCAACAATCGGCAGTAGATTATTACTTCATTGCAAGTGATATATCTCAATATCCCGAGCGATATAATGAGTTTTTAGTAGAAGAAAAGGCAAACGCTAACACATTACAAGGTGAAGTATCATTAGGTAATGAGGGTTTTTACGATTATTTTGCTTATCAAACCTCAATAAGTTCAACTGCGGGATTGACTACCGCAGCAGATGCAGTTCAATACATCGTTAAAACACTTGAACAAGGTTTAGTTTGGGTAATTCCAACTGAACAAGACATTGACAAATATAATCCTCAAACAGATACGGCAATCGTTTACGAACAAGAATAATTATGGAAAACAAATCATATAATCCTTCGGTTATGGTACTAAAGTTTACGAACGATAAAGTACCTTTATTTGTCGAACCTCGTAAACAAGATAGGGTTAAATTTGTGAAGTATGGTGAGAATAACGATTACCCTAATTTCCTTTTAACTTTATTCAATAGAAGTGCTAAGCATAACGCTATTATCACTTCAAAGCAATCTTATATAAAAGGTCGTGGTTGGTACTTTGATGAAACGGGAATGGATGGTGAACAAGTCGCTTCACTTAAAGCGTTTATAGATGCACCAAACCAATACGAATCTCTCGATGATTTATTGGATAAAACCGTTTTAGATTGCGAGTTATTCGGAGGTTTTTACATTCATGGTATAAACAAAAAAAGTGGTGGGTTTGGTCAGATATTTCACATGGATTATTCTAAGGTTAGGAGTAACGAGACTAATACAGAGTTTTACGTTTCTGACCATTGGTTTAATTCTGATGGTTCAGAGAATACTAATATCAAGCCTGAGGATTACACCGTTATCCCTTTATACGACCCAAACAAAAAACAAAAGGAGTGGATATTTTATTACAAGTCTTATAGACCTGGATTAAGCACTTACACTCTACCTGAATACATAGGTGCAGTTCCCGCAATTATTACTGATGCTGAGATTGCTAACTTTCACAGAGCCGAAATTCAAAACTCTTTTAAAGGTTCTAAAATGATTATCTTCAAAAATGGCGTTCCGTCTGATGAAGAAATGAAAACCACAAAGCGAAAGTTAGAAAAACAAT